GAGCACGGCCACAAGCCCATCCTCTTCGAGCCAGCCGCCGAGAAGGCCGAGGGTTCGGCGGAGTCTCTCGCCGACCGGGGCGAAGAGTTCCTCGTCGTCGAGGCCGCATCCGGCGAAGGGCCGGGCAGCCGCATCCGCGTGATGGGCGTGGCCTACTCGGGCGGGAAGATGCGCCTGCCCGGCTGGCGGCACCCGGTGGTGGTGGACCTTTCCGGGCTGGAGATTCCCGAGGCGGTGCCGCTCCTGACGAATCACGAGAACCGCACGGGGGCACGGGTCGGCATGGTCAAGGCCCGCGTGGACGGCCAGACGCTGGTGGTCGAGGGTGAGATTCTGTCCTCCAGCGGCCAGGCGCGGGGCATCGTCGAGCAGGCCCGGGCCGGGGCGGAGTGGCAGCTCTCTATCGGCGCGGAGGTGCTGGAATGGGACCTGGTCCGCTCACGGCGGAACATCAACGGCCGGGAACACGAGGGTCCGTTCTACCACGTGAAGAAGTCGGTCTTGCGGGAGGTGTCGGTCGTCGCCGTGGGCGCGGACGCCTCGACGAGGATGAAGCTCGCGGCAACGTTCCATCTGCTTGTCCCGCAGGGACAGGCCAACATGCAGGGAGGCAATCTGATGGACTTCCAGAAGTGGATCGAGAAGCACGGCATCGATTCCGGGGCGCTGGACGAGGAGAAGACCGCCGCACTTCGGGCGGCGTTCGAGGCCGGCAAGGAACCGCCTGATTTCGCCAAGGCTTCGGCGGGTGGTAGGCCGGACGGCGCCGCTGAGAACAAGCAACCGTCGCAGAAGTCGCAGTCGGCGGACAAGGAACCGCCCGCGAAGGTCGCGGCGTCGGCGGTCGAGGACGCCCAGGCGGCCGTCCGGGCCGAACGCGAGCGCGTGGCCGCCATCCAGGAGGTCTGCGCGGGTGAGTTCCCGCGCATCGAGCGGGATGCCATCCGCCTGGGCTGGACGGTCGAGGAGACCAGCCAGAAAGTCCTCAAGGCCATGCGGGAAAGTCGCCCGCAGGCGGACGTCCACATCGCGGTCCAGCGCGACCGCGGGCGGTCGTGCGACGCGGCGACGCTGGAGGCGGCGTGCGTCCTGACGGCGAAGCTCGCCGAGCCGGAGAAGCACTACCACGAGGAGGTGCTCGAGCAGGCCGAGCGGCGCTTCCGGGGCGGCATCGGCCTCCAAGAACTCATCATGGAAGCCGCCTGGGCCAACGGCTACCCGGAGCGGTCCTTCCGCGACAGCCGCGAGGCCCTGCGCTACGCCTTCGGGCGGCAGGTCCAGGCCGCCGGGTTCTCGACCGTGGACATCGGCGGCATCCTCTCGAACGTCGCCAACAAGTTCCTGCTGGAAGGCTTCTTCAGCGTCGAGCGGACGTGGCGGAACATCTGCGCGGTGCGGAACGTGCCGGACTTCAAGACCGTCACGTCCTACCGCCTCATCGGCAAGGACCAGTACGAGATCGTGGCCCCCGGCGGGGAGCTCAAGCACGGGACGCTCGGCAACGAGTCCTACACCAACAAGGCCGACACCTACGGCCTGATGCTCACCATCGACCGGCGGGACATCATCAACGACGATCTGGGCGCGATCACGCTGGTGCCCCGCAAGCTGGGGCGCGGAAGCGGCCTCAAGATCAACGACGTGTTCTGGACCTGCTTCCTGAACAACTCGGCGTTCTTCACCGCCGGCAACAAGAACTACCTGACCGGCGCGGACACCGTCCTGTCCATCGACGGCCTGACAAAGGCCGAGGTGGCCTTCATGGACCAGGTCGACAGCGACGGCAAGCCCATCGGCGTGATGCCGGCGATTCTCCTGGTGCCGACGGCCCTGTCGGCGATGGGCACGCAGCTCTACAAGAGCCTGGAGATTCGGGACACCACCTCCAGCACCAAGTACCCCATCGCCAACCCGCACGTCGGAAAGTTTCGCGTGGAGGTCAGCCGGTATCTCGCCAACAGCGCCTACGCCGGCTCCAGCGCCAAGGCGTGGTACTTGCTGGCCGACCCGGCGGACCTGCCGGTCATCGAGGTGGCGTTCCTCAACGGCCAGGAGTCGCCGGTGATCGAGACGGCCGAGGCGGACTTCAACGTGCTCGGTGTGCGGATGCGCGGCTACCACGACTTCGGCGTGGCCCTGCAAGACCCGCGCGGCGGGCTCAAGAGCAAGGGCGAAGCGTAAGCGGAGGATGAATCAATGGCGACCTTTGTGCGTGACGGCGAAGCAATCGACTACACCCCGACGGCGGACGTGGCGGCCGGGGCGGTCGTGGTCCAGGGCGAACTGGTCGGCGTGGCCAAGCAACCCATCGCGGCGAACAAGGTGGGGTCGCTGGCGGTCGTCGGCGTCTTCGACTTCCCGAAGGCCACCGGCTCTGGGATCACGGCCGGGGCCAACTGCTACTGGGACGCGACCAACCAACGGGCGACCACCACGGCCACGGGTAACACTTTTCTCGGCAAGTGCGTCCGCGCGGCAGCCGACGCGGACTCGACCGTCCGGGTTCGGATGAGTCAGTAACGGAGGGAGCGACGCGTGGGTGACCTGTTGAGGCAAGGAAGCCAATGGCTGGAGCAGCAGCGTTCGGCGCACTGCTCCAGCCAGGTCACCTATCGACGTGGTGCCCAGGAGCAGACGCTGAGCGCGACGTTCGGGCGGACGCAGTACGAGGTTCAGGACGAGTTCGGCCTCGTGGTCGCGGCACACGTGACGGACTTCCTGGTCGTCGCGGCGGACTTCGCGCCGGTCTTCGGCGAGCCGCAGGCGGGCGACCGGATCGTAGCCGACCTGCCTGCCGGACAGGCAGGCGGCGTGGTCTACGAGGTGATGAGCCTGGGCAACCAGGGGCATTGGCGATGGAGCGACCCGCATCGCACGACAATGCGGATTCACGCGAAGGAAGTGGGGGCAGCCCCGTAGGGGCGTATCGCATGAGCGAGTGCGAAGGGCAGTATGAGCGCGTGTGCAGGAACGAGTTCGCGGCGGTTCACGCGAAGCTCGACCGCTTGGACGAGGCGATTCGCGGCAACTCCAAGCCCGGCATCCAGCTTCGCCTGGACCGGCTGGAGGCGGCCGAGGCCGTGCGGTCGCGGCTCTTGTGGATCATCGCCGGGTCGGTCGTGTCGCTGGCCGTCGCGGCGGTCTGGAAGCTGGTGATCGGAGGCTGAAGTGGCCAGGCGCTGGCTCAACTCGGTGGACGTGGAGGTAAGCCCGAGCGGCGCGCCGCAGTTCGACATCGCCGGGTGTACGTCCTTCACGGGCGGCACCAAGACGGTCCCGTCGGCCGGGACGCCCCAGCCGCTCGTGGCAACCCCGACGCCATGCCGGTTCGTGTGGGTCGGTGCTCGGGTGGACAACTACGGCAACCCGCAGAACACCCGGCCCTGTTTCGTGGGCGACTCGGCGAACCAGAACATCCCGATCCTGCCCAGCAATTACGAGGGCGTCGTCATTCGCATCGACGACGCCAGCAAGCTGTACGTCAAGGTCGGCATCAACAACCAGGGCGTCGTGTACCGCGTCTTCGCGTAAGGCCTTTCTGAGAAAGAGCAATGGCGACGATCACTTCCGCACAAACCGGCATCTGGTCCGACCCGGCCACCTGGGTGGGCGGCGTTGTGCCCGACCTGACGGCGGATGACGCGGTCATCGCCAGCGGCCATGCCGTCGTGATCCTGCCCTCGACGTACATCGTGCTGGTGGACGGCCACATGCTGACCGTGGAGAACGGGGCGCAGCTCATCGTCGTGGGCGGACTGGAGGTTTTCTACTACGGCTCGCTCTACGTTGATGGCGAACTGGACATCGCGGCCGGTGGGTACGTGGCCGTCTATGACGACGGCAACACGGACATCAACAGCGGCGCGATGGCCTCCGTCGATGGGTGGTTCGACTTCTACTACTACGCCTACCTGAACGTCTACGGTGAAGTCGTCGTGGAGTCCGACGGCTACCTCTCTGCCGACTACGACGGGTACATCTACGTGTCCGGCGGAATGCTCACGGTCTACGGTCACATGGACCTGTACGAGTACGGGTACATGGACCTGGACAGTGGCTACCTCGGCGTCGAGAGCGGCGGCGAAGCGGTGATCGCCGGTTACCTGATGTGCTACTACTACAGCGCGATCTACGTCTACGGCGAGTTGACCGTAGATTCGTGTGGCTACATCGAGGTGGTCTACTCCTCCGAGATCACCTGCGAATCGTCCGGCTTGCTGACCGTGGACGGGTATCTGCTCGTCGCCGATGACGGCTCGTGTCGTGTGTATGGGCCGATGACGCTCTCGCGGTCGGCGGGCTTCGACGCCTGGTACTACGGCTACCTCGATGTCAATTCTGGCGGCGTTCTGGACGACTTCGGCTACCTGTACATCCACTACGACGCATTCCTTTACGTCGACGGAGAGATCCGCGTGTACAAGGACATCTACATCTCCGGGCAGATGTACGGGGGCGGCAAGATCGTGATGTTCCGCCGCGAGGGGCAGATCAGGGACGGGGACGGCAACAGTCTCTTCAAGCTGGACCAGGCCTACGGCCACGGCCAGCGCGCAATCGCATAGGAGAACGAGTAATGGCAGAGCAAGTCACCGGGACGCCCGGAAGGCAGACGATGGAACTGACGCCCGCCGAACAGGAGGCGGTCGAGCGGATGCGGATGAGCCCAGCCGACCGCGCCGCCGAGCAAGCCGCCCGCAAGCAGGCCCGCCTCGACGCGATGGCCCCCGAGGTCCGGCAGGTCATCGAGCAGCGCAACGCCCGTGTCGAGGCCATGACGCATTCCGAGCGGCGCACCTATCTGGCCGGTCAACGCCTGGCTGGCCTGGCCCATTCGCTTCGACATGGGGTCCAGCAGGGATTGTCGCTGGCTGAGGCCCTGGCGGCCGTCGAGCCGGCCAATCAGGGCGACGTGGACTGGCTGGTCGGCGAACTCAAGAAGGTGGACTGAGACATGGCGCTGGTTGCGGACATCGCAGAAGCCATCGTTGGGGCACTGAACGGTCACACCTTCAGCCGGCCGGTGGTGGCGGCGCGGGCGTACCGGCCCATCTTCGACCTGAAGGACATGACGGATCTTCACGTGACGGTCGTGCCCAAGGGCGTGGAACTGACCACGGCGGGGCGCGGCCTGGCGCAGAGCGACGTGCAGATCGACATCGGCGTGCAGAAGAACCTCGCCGCGGGCGACAACGGGGAAATCGACGCACTGATAGGCCTGGTGCAGGAGATCGCGGAGTTCATCCGCGCGACCGGACGATTCGGCGATGCGGCGTGGGTCAAGACGGAGAACACGCCCATCTACTCACAGGAGCATCTGGGCGAGCTGCGGCAGTTCACGAGCGCCCTGACGCTGACCTTGAGGGTCATGACGGCATGATCGGAGTGGTGACCAAGCAGATGTTCTTCGACAGGAAGGCCGTCACGAGTCGGGTGGACAAGGCCGCGCGGAGGGTGCTCTCGAGGTTCGGGGCGTTCGTGCGGACGGGTGCGAAACACAGCATCCGCAAGCGCAAGGCCGTGAGCGAGCCGGGCAGCCCGCCGTCGAGCCATGTGGGTCTGCTTAGGAAGCTCATCTACTTCGGCTACGACGCGTCGCGCAGGAGCGTTGTCATCGGCCCCACGCCGCTCGCCGGCACGGCCGAAGCACCGCCGCTGCTGGAGTACGGCGGCAGGGCCCGGCGGCGCGGGCGTAAAGGCCTGCAGGTCTTAGCGAACTACAGGGCTCGGCCTTTCATGGGGCCGGCCTTCGAGCGCGAAAAGCCCAAGCTCCCGGCGATGTGGGCGAACAGCATCAAGCAATAGGAGGCGACGGACATGGCGACGTTCATTCTGGGCAAGGACGCCAAGATCTACCAGGGGGCCGCCGGCGCGGAACTGGCGACGATGACCGAGATGGCCAACGTCCGCGACGTGACCTTGAACCTCGAGGCCGGCGAGGCGGACGTCACCACGCGGGGCAACTCCGGCTGGCGGGCAACGGCCCCCACGCTCCGCGAGTGCACCTGCGAGTTCGAGATGGTCTGGAAGCCCGGCGACGCGGGCTTCGACGCCATCAAGGCCGCGTTCCTGGGCGGCGAGACCCTCGAGCTGGCCGTGCTGGACCAGCCCCGCGAGACGACCGGCGCGCAGGGGCCCAAGGGCAGCTTCTCCATCACCTCGTTCTCGCGCAACGAGGCCCTGGAAGAGGCCATCACCGTCAGCGTGACGGCGAAGCTCGCCGTCTTCGACCAGTGGGTGGAGGTGGCAGTGTGATGAAGACCTTCACCGACACCGCCGGGCGGACCTGGACCATCGCGCTGACCATCGACGCGGCCAAGCGGGTGAAGTCGCTCTTGGACGTGAACCTCCTGGAATTGGAAGCGGGCGACCCGCCGCTGCTGACGCGGCTCGGCACGGACGTGATTCTCCTGTGCGACGTGATCTTCGCGCTGGTCAAGCCGCAGGCCGACGCCACGGGAGTCACGGACGAGGAATTCGGCCGGGCGCTCGGCGGCGAGGCGATCCTGGCGGCGCAGACTGCCCTTTACGAGGAGCTCGTGGATTTTTTCCGCAAGCTGGGCCGGGGCGACCTGGCCAAGGCCGTGGACGCCCAGCGGCGGATGATCGACCTGGCGGTCGCGCGGATCGAGACGCGAATCGACGGGATGGACCTGGAGGCGGCGGTCGAATCGACCCTTGGCGAACCATCTACGAGCTCGCCGGAGTCGTCGGAATCGATCCCGGCCCGCTGACGCTCCGCGAGCTTCTCTGGATGGCCGGGGCGCGTGGCCGGGACAACTGGGCGCACACGTCGGCGGTGCTGGCGCTCGTGGCCAACGTGAACCGGGACCCGAAGAAGACCAGGGCCTACAAGCCGAGCGACTTCGACCCGTACTCGACCAGGAGAGAGCGCGATGAAGCGATTGAGGTGCAGGACCTAGCGGTCCTGAAGCACGCATTCACGAACAAGGAAAGGAAGCCGACATGAACTGGGAAACGATTCTGACGGGCCTATGGCAGGCGCTCAACTCCGTGCCGGGCGTGATGCTCATGGCGGGGCTTCTGGGCTGGCTCTTGACGCGCCTCTACTCCATCCGTCCGGCGTGGGAGGCTTACGAGGGCACGATCATTTCGGCCATCAAGCACGCCGAGAAGGCCATCCCCGACGACGTGCCGAACAAGGGTTTGGCGCGCCTCGACGAGGCCCTGCGTTACGTCCTGAAGGTCTATGCCGAGACGCATCGCGGCCGGCAGGCGTCCGACGCCCTGGCGAACGAACTGCGCGAGGGCATCCAGGTCACCCACGACCGCCTGGAGGCGAGGAGGACGCTGTGAACCAGTGGCTGGCGGCCATCATCGCCGGGATCGTCGAGGCCATCGTGGCGATTCTCGCCAAGCGCTCCGAGCGCACGGCCGACGACGGCGCAAGGCGGCCCGAACTGCGCGACCGACTGCGGCAGCGCGTGCGCCGAAAGTGGTCGGGTAAGACGCTGCCGGTGATTGCTTTCCTCGTCGTCCTGCTCGCGCTGCCCGGCTGCGGCACGCGCACCATCTACGTGCAAAGCGGCGAACCCG